TGGTCCGGCCGTTCGGCCTGGCCGCGGCGCACGAGATCCGCGACCGCCGAGGCCGTCAGGGCGTTGTCATCGCCAACCACGTCCTCGCCCACGTCGCAGACGTCGCGGACGTGCTGGCGGGCATCTCAGCCCTGCTCGCCGACGACGGCATCGCGATGGTCGAGGTGCAGTACCTGCCCGACCTGTTGGTGAACAACGCGTTCGACCTCGTCTACCACGAGCACCGCAACTTCTTCTCGCTGTCGAGCCTGGAGCAGGCCGCCGGCCGGCACGACCTGTACATCGCCGACGCGGAACTCACCGACCGGCAGGGCGGCTCGCTGCGGGTGACGCTGCGCCGCTTCCATGCCGGTGCGCGTCGTATCCGCGTCGAGCCGGTGGTGGACAGGATCCGGGCCTCGGAGACGTGGCTGGACAGCCCGGGCGCGTACGAGGGCATGCAGGGCCGGGCGGAGCGCATCCGGACCCGGCTGCAGGATCTGGTCCGCGGCGACATGGCGGTCTACGGCGCCCCGGCGAAGCTGACGACGCTGGTGTCGTTCTGCGGGTTCGACGTCGAGCACCTCCACTGGTGTGTGGACTCGACCCCGGCGAAGCAGGGGCGGTTCGTGCCCGGCACGCACATCGAGATCTACCCGCCGGGCGAACCGGACGTGCCGCGGGACGGATTCCTGCTGGCCGCATGGAACTATGCCGGGCCGATCACGGCAGCGAATCCCGGCAACCGCTGGGTGGTCCCCTTCCCTGCGCCGGCCGTCTGGTGAAAGCGCTCATCCTCGGCATCTCGGGCCAGGACGGCTCCTACCTCGCCGAGCAGTTGACCGCCGCCGGCCACCTCGTGTGCGGGATGGTGCGCCGGCCCACCACGGCGCGGAACCTGATCCAGGGCGACCTCCTCGATCAGGCGTCGCTTGAGGCGGCGCTGTTGTGGTCACGGCCCGACGTGGTGTTCAACCTTGCCGCGGTCACCGCACCGGGCGGGGCGTGGGGTACGACCCAGCCGCCGCTGTTGGCCGACGTGACCGGGCTGGGTGTGGTGCGGCTCCTCGACGCCATGGTGGCAGTGGCGCCGCACGCCCGGCTGCTGCACGCCTCCAGCTCGGCCATCTACAACCCGAACCGGTACGGCCTGTACGGGGCGGCGAAGGTGTTCGCCCACCAGGCCGTGGCTGGCTACCGCGCCCGACTCCATTGCTCGAACGCGATCCTGTTCAGCCACACGTCACCACGGCAGGACGGCCGGTTCCTGGCCCCGCGGATCTGCTCGACGCTGAAGCGCATCAAGGGCGGCAGCGACGAGAAGCTGGTCCTCGGCGATGTGGAGTCGCGCCGGGACTGGGGTTACGCGCCGGACTATATGGCCCGGCTGATTGCGATGGCCGACGAGAAGCCCGGCGACTATGAGGTTGCGACGGGGATTCAGCACTCGGTGCGAGAGCTCGTCGAGACCGCGCTGAAGCAACTGGACCTCGACTGGGACGTGGTGCGGATTGACCCAGCGGCGCCGAAGGTTCCCGATGAGTGGCGGGTCGGCGGCCAGCCTATGCCGACCAGCTTCGACGACATGATCGGGTACATGGTCGCGTGAGCATCACCGTAGTGATTCCGACGATCGAGGGTCGCTACGACAAGCTCGAGCGCGCGGTCGCCTCGGCGCAAGCCCAGACCCTGGCTCCGAAGCTGATCGACGTTCAACTCGACCGCGACCGCGAAGGCGCCGGCGCGACACGTAACCGGGCACTGGAGCGGGTCGACACAGAGTGGGTCGCGTTCCTCGACGACGACGACGAACTTAAGCCGAACCACCTGAAGGCGTGCGCCCGGTACGCCGCGCTGTCCGGGGTGGATGTGGTCTACCCCTGGTTCGACTGCGTGGGCGGCGAGGACCCGATCGGCTGCTTCGGGGTGCCGTTCTCGGCGGCGTTCCTGCGCCGGCGCAACTACATCCCGGTGACCGTCCTGGCCCGCACCGAACTGGTCCGGGCCGTGGGCGGGTTCCGCGACCACCCGGACGAGAAGGGCGACCCCTGCGAGGACTGGGGGCTGTGGCTGGCCCTCCTCGACGCGGGAGCGACGTTCGGCCACGTTCCGCAACGCACGTGGATCTGGCATATGGGCAACGGCACGAGGGGCAGGGGTCATGGCTGACGGCTGGGGTACTGCCGGCGCCGCAACGGCGCTGGACGCGGCGGCTGCGGCGTACCCGTGGGTGAAGCTGCATGTCGGCTCACCTGGTGCCGCCGGTACGTCGAACCCGGCCACGGAGACGACCCGCAAGCAGGCCACCTGGAACGCCACCTCGGCCGGGGTGGTGTCGAACAACGGCGCGCTGTCCTGGACGAACGTTGCCGGCTCGGAGACGTACACCCACTTCACCGCCTGGTCCGCCTCAACGAACGGCTCGTTCGGCTTCTCCGGCGCGGTCACCGCATCAGCTGTGACGGCGGGGAACAACTTCTCCGTCGGCAGCGGGGCTCTGACCGCGAGCGTCACCCTGGCGAGCTGATGACGACCGAGTTCTTCAGCTTCGGCACGCCGGGAACGCTGAACGCCAACGACGGCAGCACCTTGTACGTGATGGGCGACCACTGGACGCCCTCGATCGACGGTTCCTGGACCGGGGTCGGCTGGTACGTCCCGGCCACTCTGTCGGGCGACAACCACTACATCCTGGCCTACCAGGACGGCGACACCGACACCCCGCGGAAGTCCAAACTGATCAGCCCGGTCGCCGGCGGCGGGTTCCAGCAGTTCCTGTTCACCACCCCGCTCGCGGTCGCGGCCGGCACCTCGTACCGGGCGTGCGTGCTGACCAACCACTACGTCTTCACCAGTGGCTACACGTTCCCGCACACCGACGGGCACCTCACCACCGACGGCTTCTTCATCAAGGTCACGCTTGCGGATGAAGCGAAGTACCCCGACGGCGCCAGCGCGCTGAACTTCCACGTCAGCCCGATCGTGGACTTCGCCGCTCCGACCATCACCGGCACCGCCTCCGCGGTCCTTGGGGCACTCGTTGGCGCGGCAACGGGCATCGGCACGGTCACCGGCACCGCCTCGGCCGACCTGGGGTTCCTGTCCGCCAACGCCATGGTCTCCCCGGCCAGGGGCAACAGTCCGCGCATCACCTCGACCAGCAGCGGTGAGCGCATCACCTCGACCAGTGGGGGAGGCCGTCTGTGACCACCCGCGACCTCGGCGACCGGGTAGAGATCCGCTACCAGGTCCAGCCCGACGGCGTGCTCACCGACGCCACGGTGGCCCTGGTCGTCACCGACCCGGCCGGGACCACCAGCAACCCGACCATCACACACACCTCGACCGGCGTGTACGACGCGGCGTTCACACTGGCGTCGGCCGGCGTGTGGTTCTGGGCATGGACCTCGTCGGGTGCGGTTGTCGATGTCGAGACCGGTTCGCTGCTGGCATCGAACCCGGGCCCACCGACCTACGCCACTCTGTCGGAGCTGAAGGCGTACCTGGGGATCACCGACACCGCCGAAGACCCGCAACTGCAGGATTCGCTGATCACCGCCTCGCGCGGGATCGAGCACATCTGCGGCCGCCGGTTCTGGCCCGACCAGGCCGCGACAGCCCGGCTGTTCAGCCCGCGCGACGCCGATGTGGTCAACGTGGACGACTTCTATACCTCGACCGGTCTCGTGGTGGCGGTCGACGACGCCGGCGATGGCACCTACACCCGCACGCTGGCCTCCACGGACTACGTTCTGGAGCCGTTCAACGGCGTCAACGACGGCGAACCGGGCTGGCCGTACTACCGCCTCGGTGCCACCACGGGGACTTGGCCGTGCAGCCGGTCGCGCCGTCCCACGGTGCAGGTGACCGCGAAGTGGGGCTGGGCGGCGGTCCCCGGGCCGATCAAGCAAGCCTGCGTCTACCTGGCAGAGGAGACCTTCAAGATGAAGGGCTCGCCGTTCGGGGTCGCGGCGACGGACCAGTTCGGGCCGATCCGGATGCGGAACAACCCGAAGGTCATGTCGATGCTCGCCCCGTATCAGGACAGCGTGGTGATGATGGCGTGACCGACATCCTCGCCGTCGTGAACGCCGTCACCGCGGCCATCACCACCAACCTCGCTGGCGACGTCCTGGCGTCCCGGACCTACGCGTTCTCGCCGGACTCTCTCAACCCGCCCACGGCGGTTGTGGTGCCGGGCCCGGGGACGTTCCTGACCTACGACGACACCTTCGACGGCACCGGTAACTTCGCCGTCGTCGTGAAGATCCTCAACGGGTCGCAGGACTCCGGGTCATCCCAGAAGCTGCTGCTGGGCTACATGGCCAAGACGGGCGCCACGTCCATCCGGGCCGCGATCCTCGCCGATCCCAAACTCGGGGGGATCTGCTCGTACATGCAGATCCCATCGGCGGAGAACTACGGCGACGTCGAGTGGGCCGGCCAGCAGTACCTCGGCTTCGAACTCCCGGTCGGGGTGTTCGGATGAGGTGGCTCGTCGTCCAGCCCGGACCGGCCTACTCAGTGCACGACCTGTTCGTCGGCTGGGTTGAAGCACTCCGCAACGCCGGCCAGGACGTCCACACCTACAACCTCGACGAGCGACTGGCGTTCTACTCGAACGCGATGAAGCAGGTCGACGAGGGCGTCTTCCAGCACCTGCTGACCTCGGATCAGTCCTACGAGCTCGCGGTTAACGGGCTGTACGCCGCGCTGTACAAGACGCGGCCGGACATCCTGTTCGTGGTGTCCGGATTCTTCGTCCCGGCGCAGCTGCTCGACCGCGCTCGCCGATCCGGCACCCGGGTTGTGTTGCTGCACACGGAGAGTCCATACGAAGACGAGCGGATGCTCGCCACAGCTCCGTTCGTGGACCTGCTCCTCGTCGACGACCCCACCAACATCGAGGCGTTTCAGGCCATCACCACGACGGCGTACGTGCCGAAGGGCTACCGACCTTCCCTGCACCACCCCGGCCCGGCCGTGGAGGCGCTGCGGTCGGATCTGGCGTTCGTGGGCACCGGATACGAGTCGCGGATCCGGTTCTTCGAGGACATGGAACTCGACGGCCTGGATGTCCTGTTGGCCGGCAACTGGCAGCAGCTCGAAGAGTCTTCGCCGCTGCACCGGTACGTGGCGACGGACCCGGAAGAGTGCCTGCCCAACGAGAAGACCACCGACGTGTACCGGTCGGCGAAGGTCGGGATCAACCTGTACCGCCGCGAGGCGCAGCGCCCGGAACTGTCGCAGGGCTGGTCGATGGGGCCTCGCGAACTTGAAATGGCCGCTGTCGGCCTGCCGTTCGCCCGCGACCCGCGCGGCGAAGGCGACGAGCTGCTGCCGATGCTGCCGACCTTCACCAGCCCGGCCGAGGCCACGGACATCGTGCGCTGGTTCCTCGCCCACGACGACGAACGGGCCAAGGCCGGTGCCCTGGCCCGCGAGGCCGTCGCGGACAGAACGTTCGACTCGTACGCAGCGGTCCTGCTGCGACTGCTCAATGGATAGGGAGTAAGACAAATGGGCCGCATCGCGGGCAGAAACGCAGTGATCTACTTCGGGGCCACCACGTCGGCTCAGGCTTCGCCGATGG